TGAACCAAACTGAACACATTGTTTTTGTTGTAGTCCGTATCTTGGTTTGTGTCCAAATAATCTTGATTGTTATACCGATACGAATTCATGATACCTTTTGCAACCGAATAGTCCTTTAAGTAAGTTTCCCCAAATGGTGTTGCAGTCGGATTGGTAAAATCGGGTTTTTGTCCAACCGTTGTGAACCTCATGATTTCAACATCTGGATAGGTAATCAATTCCAAGTTGGCTTGTTCGGTCAACATATCGTATTGGATTGATTGCACTTTGTAGTAATTCGATGAAATGGCGATTGTGTCGTTCAATTCAAGGTTCAACCATTCACCCACGGGAAGTATTGCAGTCATTTTAACCACCCTTGATTGCGTTGAATACATACGGGATAGGTATTCTGTCCAATACATATCGTACATGGTCTTTGTGGGCGCATTACCACGCAATGACAATTCCAATCCAAAGGCGTTTGAATAACTTGTTGATAAAGTTGGATACTCTGAATATGGTGTCATCAAAGGCATCACATATTGTGTTACTCCGTTAAAAAACCATGTATCCGAAACCGATTGTTTACCTCCATAGTAAAACATGGTGTAATCTTGTTGTACTGGCTTGGAATCCGAATCCAAAAACACGGGGATGTTCAATTCTGTTTTTCGTACAATCTGCCCGTTGTTGTTTATCTCATTCATTGCTTGTGGGCAAATGATGTGAAATGGTGTTTCAACATTGAATTCATCCGTTGGGTAATCAATTAACGGCATGGCTTTAATACTTCCAAATTCCCTTTTATTGATTTGCTTGTAGTAGGCATTTGCCAAACAAGTTGATTCCTGATGCGTGAATGAAATGTGGCGTGGGATTGGAATTTTATCGTGCTGAATATCCTTTACATCGATAAATCGTGTCCAATTTCGTGTTGTTCCCGTTGCCAACCAATCTTGAAGGTTGTGAATCTCGATTGTGGTTTCCCCCGTGGGTACTAATATGCAGTTAAACCCTTGCAAAACGCCATTTACAAAGTCTTTAATAGGTTTTTGTGGCATTGCATCACCTATAAACACGGAATTGTTGTTAATACCTTGTGGGGCTTTTGTACAATCAAAATCCAAATTTGCATTCCATGTTCCAACACAATTGTAAGCGATTTGCACGGTATCACCCGCAGTCAATCTTCTTGTGTATGTGCTTGTTTGTAGTGTTGTTGTTGTGTAAGCCCCAGTGTCATCATCTGCACGGCCATTGAGCATAAAATAAAAAATGATACTCCTTGGAGTTGTTGCGGGTTGTGTTACATTAAAAGTCAATGTAAATTCATAATTGCCCGTTCTGTTGGCCGTATAAATTCCCGTTGCGGGATTATAGTTCCCAGATGGGTTGGATGTAACGGTTGGAAATATGATTGGCTTCTTTGTCAATGCCCCCGCAGTCCATTGCGTACAACTTAATCCAATAACACTTGAATCCAATGTGCCTGGGCTTGTATATTCAGGATCGTACAAAGGACCCGCAGTTTGCATCGGAAGAATGTACAAATCATCCATTTCAGGGCGTGTTAAAAACGAACCACTCAATGTCAAATTGATTTGAGCAAACACGGTGGTGAGCATTGCCCTCAATCTAATGGCGGGGCGTAAATCATCCACCTCAACACCACGGCTTTGATAAATGTTGCCATTGACACCACTCATTTTGGAATACCGCCATTGTTGGTTGTAATCCGCAATTGGCCACAATATGTCACCACTGAACAAAGTTTGATTCCATGAGTTCACAACCGTTGTTGCATCCACGATATTATTGTAATCACTCCAATCCACTTCGTTCATCAAGGTTTCACCCCATTTGTCCAATATCTTTTTGGTAGTGCCATAAAAAATGATGTTGTAAAGTTGTGGCAACCCATCCTTGAACTTGCACCCTATCAACTCAACCCTACCTTCAAACACGGGCAAACCATGGATGAAGATTGTGCCATCCTTTCCCAAATTAGGATTCCATCCAGTTATGACCATGTTTTCATCAAACCAGTTGGCAAATATGGCGTTGTTTGTTTCTGATGCGGGGATTTGGAAATCCTTGGTGTAATCTGTCCACACGGTGGAAAGGTTCATCAAGTCCTTCAACTGCCTTGTAAGCGGAATGGATTCATCGTTGAATAGGTCAACGGGTGTGCCGTCAATTTGCAAACTAAACCTTATCATCGTACCATTTTATTAATCTTCGGTTGGTTGTACTCCAACTGAATTGTGTACAAAATCAACTTTTCGTTCACCCTTGTTTTGCGTTCAAACGCGGTGTCCATCACCCGTGCGGACAATACTGCGCTACCATCCAACATCAAAATGTTTGTGGAATAAAACATTTGTTCAACCACCTCAACATCGTTTTCACTTATCCAATCCGTGTTCACTGTCATGGTTTCAACTGAATTGGTTAAATATGGTGTTGTAATTCCCACCCCGTATGTCCATGCTTCGGCCATGTCTGTTTGTTTGAAAATGGGTTGTTCGTATTTTTCTTTGGTTACTGCAAAGGTCGATTTGTAAACACCATTGAAAAGGAACGAATCGTAAACCCCATATTTATTCAGGAACAAAACATCTTGTTGTCCGTACTTATTCTCGCACACAAAATCCACGGGAATCACAATGTCATCACCCGCCTTTACAAAAGTGATGTTGATGTCCGCACCCCATGTGCCACCTGCGGTGATTAGTTGCTTTAATTCGATGCCTTGGATGAGTTGATCCGAACCAGTCACCGTGTTTGGGGTAATGGTTGCGCTTCCACACACGATTGATGTAATCACACTTGCATCATACCACAGATACGCACTTGGTGTGGCCGTGGTCAATGTAACTTTTGATTTGTCCGTGAATACATATTTGGTTGGATAACCTTGGTTAAATCCTTCCGCAGTATAAGCGTATCCCGCAGATGCCAAACCGACATTGCTTGTAACATAACTTGTGAATGTTAGTGTTGTTCCAACATAGTATGCACCCCGTACTTTTACGGCAAATCGCTTTGCACCGCTTCCGATGTTTGGTTTGTATGTCCCATTGATTAAAAAATCACGGGTCACTTCTTGTTGCACCAATTTGTGAATGTCAATCCATCCACGCCCACTTCCGTATTGGTCGGGTTTTCTGTTGATGGTCCAATTAGGCGATGCGGGAATTGTTGCCGTGCCACTCCACACATACACATCACATTGATAATAGAATTTGTCTGATGTATAAAGTGCATCGTAAAATTGATACATGATTGGGGAATTACATCCCACTATTGATTCGGGTTGTTGGTTAAAAATCATCGCTTAAATCTGTTTTTAATATCTTGTGCCATTGCTTTTGTCAACGCCTTGTTGAATGATGGTAGTATCTCGGTTCGTGCCATTGTCACAAACGGAAATGGCTCAATACCAAAGTGTTTTATCTTTCTATTCATCATGAACCGCATACCCTCCGCAGTTGCCTTGGATTTGAATTTACCAGTTGACAAATCACGCGGTTGGATGCGTTTCATCTTTGTCCAATTACGCATTGAATCAAGTGGTATGCCTTTACCTGGCTTTCTGCCATTCTGAACATAGTCACCCGTTTTGTTCATGGTGATGCCCAATGTCATTCCGTTTGGATTGGGTTGAATAGAATTCACCAATTGGCCTGATGCCACATAGTTTCCACGGAAGGTCTTTTTGGTAACTGAAATGGGTGTCCAACCTTCACCAACCTTTTCCCATTTGGCACGGATGGATGTGCGTGGTCTTTTTACCTCCAATAGCGTACGGGCAGCAACTGCCCATTTATTGGAATACTCCGCAACAACGGCTTCGCTATTCTTAAACGCAATCGCCATCAGTCACCCAAGGGTTAATCAGTTCAATTCCAACTGTGATTTGATAACCACCCAACACCGTGTCCATTGTTTCCACAAATGGTTGAAAAGTAATTGGGCGAATGTATTGCACTTGGTTGTAGTAATTCTGTTCCGTACGCCACAAACCTTTTGAAAACCTTACATACAAATCTTGAAGGATGTGTCCGTAGTTTTGATTCTCGGTGTATCCATATTCAGAATACTCGGTTATCAAGTTTTCTTGTTCGTTTTCCGTTTTCAGGAAGTTCACACGATCCGCCACCATTACATTCATTTGAATGGTTGCCACTTGGTCTGTCAATGCCACGGATTGAATCGAACAATGCATCAATGGGAATACCAAAAACGCCTTGAAATCAAGTTCGGTCAATGTACCATGGGAATAGTTCCAACCTTCTTCGGTTGCAATATCCTTCATCAACTCAAATGCCGTGCCTATGTGATTATTGTTCATTTTTTTCTAATTGCTTTTTGTTCCATCTTCGCAATGTCACTTTCGTAAGCGGTCCACATGAGAGCGGTTTGAATGGGTTTTGTATACACATTGTCAAGGTTGAGGAAATTTCGGTTAGCAAGTCGGTAGACCATTCCAAACCATCCCCATTTTTTGGTAAGGCGTATTTCATCGCCACTTCCCCCCTCCTCACCATCCGCAAATACTTCTGGAAAGAATTCAATAAGTCGATTCCTAAACTCCAAAAAAAAAGCATCGCACCAAATGCAGTGTTTGCGTCTATGTCCTTAAATGCTGAATTCAAATCGGCATTGTACGCCATGATTTCATACCTTCCATTCTGTCCTTTTTTGGTAATGGGGCGATACAAAACCGATAATACTTTCCAAAGGTCGTTTGGTTCTTTGCAGTAATTTTCGATGTCAATAAATTCACCCGTTGTGAGTTCGTCAAAGTTTGGAATGAATCCGTATTCAATGCCTTTGTACTCAAACCTGGGTGTGAATGTTGGTTTAGATTCCAACATGATTGTGATTTTTTCCACACAGTATTTCAGTGTGTCAAATGGCATATTCTTAACCTCCGACATGGTCAAGTCACAAAAGATTGCAACCGCTTCCAACTGCCTTGACACATCATCCATTTCGGGTTTTAACCCGTTGTATGTTATCATTTGATGCAACTTTACATCACGCAGTTCGGTGGGTACAATTATCTTTTTGTTTTCAATCATATATCTATAAAACGCCTAAAATGGTGATTGTTTATGCCAACCTTTCGTGTAAGATTGTGTGAACCTTTGCGTGGTATCGTTGCATCTCCTTGTCCGTGTGCAAAATATCCCCAAACTCCCTAACCGATGAAATGATGGTCGAGTGATCCAGGTGCGAAATACTGCCTATCTCCATGAATGTCATTCCTAACCTTTTACGGCATATGTGGTTGAACATATGACGGGCATACAATGCTTTGCGTTTTCTTGACTTGGCAATGATTTGGTCGGGTGTCATGTCCATCACCTCACAAATAACCCGTAACACTTCGCCCCATGTGGTGGGGTTGTCGTTGATGTTGGTTTTGGGTTTAACAATTTCTTGTTTAAGCAAACGCAATTCGCGTTCATGTTGCATCTTATTCTCTACAACCAGTAATCGCAACCGCTTTATTTCTTGTTTGAGGTTATGCACTTCTTGGTAATGGCTCATTTGTCACCCCCTTCCGTTAGTTTGATGAATCCCGTGTTTTGGTTTGCACCAGTGATACGAATAAAATCCACTTCAATCTTTGCCGAATTGATAATTACTTGGCTTACATCCGCCATTGTTTTTGCCGTTTCGATGTCAATGTCCCCATCCTTTAAGCGTTCCAACACTTCAAATAAGTGGTCACGCACATCGTTAATCTTGTTTCTTGCCATGTTTTTTTATGTATTTTGTTATTTCTCGTTTGATATTTATTGCATCTTTGATTTCCTTCGGGTACTTCATTGGATGGTGTTCCTTCATGAAGTGCATTTTGTCCACCATTTCCAAGTTGCTTATGTCGCAATTCTGTTTGTTGCCATCCTTAAACACTATGTATTTGAATGGTGGGATTTTGCCGTTGTGTTGCTCCCAAGTTAATCGGTGAAGGGGTTTGTACCCTTGCTCGGTTTTAATCGTTATAAAGTCCCTATAACTGCTTAAATGCCCTATCGGATGGTAATTGTGTGGGCGTTGCCCTTTGACAAATCGTGTTTCAGCCCCATTCAGCATTACACCCTTTGTTCCTTTGCACCAACTTGTGCATCCTTTCTTGAATTTAGGCAAGTGCTTGTGCGCGGTGTTTTTCAAATAACCATGCCAAAAATCCTTATCCTTTCTTAACTTGTTTTTGTATGCAATGTTTTTAATGACATTCGGTGTGCAATTAAACTTAACCGCCAAGTCCTTGTTGTGGGTTACGGGAAACAACAAGCGAAATTCATCCATTTCGGATTCCGTCCAAATCTTAAAACTTTTCAAAATAATTGTAGTATGTTGTTGTTCAATTCTATTTTCCATAAATTAATGTCGTTGGATGCTTTGAATCCAACATGGTTTATTTTGCCCTTTATCCATGTGTCGTAATGGGTAAATCCAAGTGACTTCCAAAAGTTGTTTGAATCTAAATCAACACGGCACCGCAAAGTGAAACCAATCCGATGAAACTTGATGCAGAATTGTTTGCACACATCGAGTAATGCAGTACCATAGTGCAACCGTCTTGCATCGTTCCTAACACAGATTTGTTGAATCTTGGCGTATCTGTATGCCGTCATTCCTGGGGTGATTAATACATAACCCACCGCATCATTGTTTGCTTCGCAAATCAATACGACAAAGTTCCGTTCACCACCGAACACATATTTATCCCAAATTGATTTTTGAATAAACCCAACGGCGTTTGAATTCTCCTTTTGTAGTTTGTCAATCAATGCCATGTCCTTAATGGTTGATGTGCGGACCGAAATGTCCTTTATTTTGTCGTGATACAAAACATTGATTAATCCCGTCGAGCAATCAAATTCGCCTAAATTCATTTGTTATTTGTCCTTACAAAGATAGTAATTCACACGAAATAAACAAAAAAAGGGGCGGTTAAGCCCCCTATTTTAGTTGAACATAAGGATGTGTGATGTTGAGAATCCTAATTCTGAACATGCTTCAAATCCTTCGGGAGTTAAACAATACATGTAATCGTCACCATTTTCATTTTCACGAGCATCATATACAAGCCCTTTTTTTACAAGTGAACCCAATACACCTTTTTCAGATGGTGAACTAACTGAATCGTATTCTGAAAAGCCATCTTCAATTTGTGACCTTGATACCATTCCTAATACTTTTACTTCTGCGGGGGTTAATGTTGTGTTTGTCATGTTGTTTGTCATATTGTTCAACAAATGTACACCTATTATTTGTAATTCCAAATATAAAATGAAAAATAATTAAAAAAAATTATCGGATGTCGTATTGGCCGTATGACGATTTGATTCCAAGTGCCATCATCTCGAAGTACCTCCAACTGTCGAGCCCGTGACATGTTCCCGTAGGAATGTTGGTTGTACGCCCTTGGGCATCGGTATCCCAACAATAGTTGCGTAGTTCTTTAATTAGGTTTGTGGATGTGGATGTTACCAAATACGATTGTGATTGCATGATTTGTATTCCGTAGTTGATGGAATCATTTCCCTTGGTCACGCCCTTGATTCTGATGCCGTATCTGCGTATTTCGTCAATTGACTTTGGTTCTGCGCTATCCGCATACACTGGTACAAAGTTGGGCAATGCCTTTGCAATATCCGAATTAAGCATTCCCGTGCGATATGCGACCTCATCAACGATTCGTTGACCATTGTATTCATATACGGCTACTATTGCCGTAGGATCGTTTGTATAACCGAAATCGACACCGCAACCAAGTAACCTTGCATCCTCGGGAATCTTGTCTATGGTTTGCCAATTGGAAAAGATAACCCCTTGAAGGTTTCCAATTTGTCCTAACCCATATACTAAAAACCAATTACGCCAATAGTTTGATGTTTCACCTTTATCCCGTGCCTTTTCAATCTCGGCAACAATCGCAGGGTCCAATGCTTCGTTGTCCTTGTATGTCAAAACAATCATTTCGGAATCCTTATCACCAATCAGTTCTGAATCCACCCAAAACTCATTCACTGGGTTGTAGTCAAGATAAATGAACTTTCTTGTACGAATGGAAAGTTGGTAGTACGATTCCCAATCTATGTTGTTGCACTCGTTTACAAAAAGAACATCACGCCTTGCACCCCTCAACTTTTGTGGTTGATCCGCAGAAAAGAATTCAATGTAACTTTCGTTGCTGAACTTGTAGGTCCATGATGACTTGTTCCATTTTAATGGGTCAAACATCCCAACCATTTCCATGATTTTAACGAAGTCACGGATTGCACCCCTTCGCAAATGCGGGATGGTTTCGGACACCACACTGATTTCACACTTTGGGTTTTGCACCGCGTATGTGATAAGCATGGGAATAATACTAAATGTTTTGCTCGAACTTGTTCCACCGCGCACGATTCTAACCCGCTTACGCAGTTGTGAAATCTTGGTTTGTGCGGTGGTCCTTTGAAGCATTATTTTACATCCAAGTCAATACCATTGAAGATTGGCTTTTCAGTGGTGACATCAATTTGTTGGGTGGGCATACCAAAGCCCGAATCCATTAATTGCTTGTACGCACCGACATCACCTTTCCTTGCCTTGTGTATCATTGCAAGGGTTATTAAATCTTCTTGGGATAGTTTTTCCAATTCCCCCGTGATGGGGTTTTTGCTTTCTTGCATTACCTCCAACCACTTCCGTGCGATGGTGCTTCGGTTCTTGCTTCCCTTGGGTCTGCCATTGGGGTTTCTAACCTCACCTGGCTTTGGTGGTATTAAATTCTCATCATTTGCCATGATTGTCAAATTTGTTTCAAATTATTCTTCCAATATATATTTGTTTCTTTCAAGGTCTTTTGAAGACCAAATAGTACAATCGTTTGGGTCAATTTGACTTCCAAATTGTATGAAATCCCCTTGCATTATTTTGTACCCATAATACTCAAACTTGATTGTATCGTCAACTAAATTTTGTTGATATACAATTCGGTTAAATGCGGGAATGCTAAATTCTTTTATCTTTTCAATAATGAATTTTGCCGATTCATGCGTTCCATCAAAGGTATATCCTTTGATATAAGTTGTTCGTTTATATGTTTGTAGTTTCATAGGTTTTCGATTTCGTGTTTTACTTTTTGCCAAAAATAAATTTCCCCATTACTCAATAAAAATGTTGAATTAGATAACAATTCATCGCACATGATTACCGCGCATTGAATACCTTCGTTTCTTTGTTGCAATCCAACCAAGGTGAATTTGTCAACCAGTTCTTTCGCTTTGTCTTTCGGGGTCATGATTAATCGTTTGGTAAAAGGGGGATAGGCATCCACATATATGGTGCATTGATTGGTGAATCATCTGTTGCCAAATACCATTGCCCGTCTAAAATATAGGCAACCTCTTTGGTGTCAATTAATACCCACACTTGGTCATGTGGTATGGTGTCTCGGGTTTCTCTCCATGCTTTCATAATTTTTGTATATTTGTGTTATCTATAAGCGGGGTTAGTGTAGTGGCAACACACTCGACATCCAGTTGAGAATCGGCGTTCGATTCGACCACCCCGCTCAACTTTTTAGGATAAGGTTTGTGTTGTGACTTGTATTCCATCATTAACTTTTTATCTAATGGGTACACATATTTTCTTTTGCCTGCCAACTTTCTTTTAATATCTCCCTTGCCATGCCTTGCATGAACCCATTTCCCATTACAAAAATACTCATTACCACTTGATTCAGATTCTCCCAAATAAATCCAATTGGTAGCCTGGTATATTGTTCCATAATGGTCTTGCCCTTTATCTGAATACGAAATTAACATTTTAACCGATGGGCAATCTTTTTTGATTAATCTCATAGAAATTCCCAACGCTTGTGATGTTATCTTTTGTTTTGAGTTTAATGCAACCCGTCTTAATTCTAATACCTCACCATTTCGCAATTTTAATTGTTTACCAATTGCGGGGGTTGCAGGATACCCATACACAATTACACCACAAAATTCACCATCATCATTGAATACCGCATAAGACATATTTGCACCCATTGGAATTCTTTTCGCGTAATGAAAATTCAAACACGCAAATTTAACCGCCTTGTATGATGCCTTTTCTAATCTCATATTTCACCCGCAGAAACTGAAAAAAACGCCTTCGGATATTTTCGGTCAATCAATTCTTGAATATCAATTTCCGCTTGTTGTAACTGTTCAACACTTTCCAATGTAATTTTAATCATTGGTGGGTTGTTTTTTGATTCCTCGGTCAAATCATCAGGTTCAACAGAATCCAACATCAAGGGAACATCCAAACCCCATTCGTTTAATTCTTCGGGATTCCAATCGTTTGCCAACGCATCCCAATCCCACTCACCAAATCCAACATTGTCTTTGATTAAAAATTCCCGTTGTTGTTCTTCCGTTAGGTTTTCCGCCTTGATGATTGGTATTTCTTTGATGCCTATTTCTTGAATGGCTTTCCATCTCATGTTACCACCCAGAATCATCATTTCATTATTGACAACAATGGGGCGTATCTCCAACATTTCGGGAAAGTCCTTGATTGATTGTACTAACTTCTTGAATTTATCATCCTTCAAAATCCTTGGATTGTTTTCGTTTGGGATGATGTCTTTTGTTTTAACCCATTCTATGTTCATTTGTTCATTTTTATTTGGTGTGTGATAATTAAAAAATCCATGTGTTGTTTCTTGTCGCCCAACTCCAAATGGTGCTTTCTGCAAAGTGCCATCAAGTTTTCTATGGTGTCTTTTGTTTTTGTGCCACCCATTCCGCGTGGATGAATATGATGGATGTCAACCGCCTGGCTTCCACAAACTTCGCATGGGATAAAATCGGATGTGTCGTACCCGAAATGGTTCATGTAGATTTTAGTATGTGGCTTCATTCAATTGCCTAATTTGTTTTAACCATTCGCCCCATCGTTCACGATCCGCAAACCTAACTTTGCACTTATCACAAATATAAATCAAATTGGAATTGATGTGTGGCCCAGTGGGGTTGATTTTTTCTTCTGTGCTTACTTTGTAATGGTCACAAACCTCACATTCATTCTTGCACTTGATAAGTTTCATACACTTGTGTCAATTCATTTATCATGGTTTGCCATGCCTTTGGGTTGCAAGTACACGGCTTGTAAATTCTTTTGCTTTGGAATATCCGTGACCACATTTTGGATAGGTGGTCCGCTTCCATCGGTGATAAGGTCGTGGAATTTACTGATTTGAAATGTGTAAACCAATCGTATTCGCCTTCCGTCATGCACAATGGTTTGCGGTTTGGGAATATCTTATTCAATTTGTGTTTACGGGCATCGCATCCGCAATCCTCCGAGTTCAACCACTTGACAATGGTTTCAATCCCCGTGGCTTTCGTTACCTTCTGAATCGTATCCCCCAGTCCGATGGATGGTCGTGATTCGGTAAACTGTTTCCGTGTGTCTTTTTTCTTCTGCATATATCTTGTATTTGTTTTGTGTCCTTTGTTTGATAAATTGTTTGGCGTTCTTGATGGAGTTAAACACCGAATGTGTTGGAATCCCCGTGCGTTTTTCTATCTCCCTCATGCTATGCCCATACACAAAATGTAGTTCCAATAACATTTGGTCATAGTCACGGAGTTCATCAATTGCGTTCTTAACTTCACCCATCAAATCAGAATGTGCCATTTCAGCCATTTCGGGGCTTTCTACGGGGACAAAATGGTCTTGGTGTGGTATTGTATGCTTTTCGGCTCTTTTGATGTCCATAAACGCATTGTGAAGCATCTTGAAAAGATAAATGGTATTGATTGTTCCGTGGTGGTTTGTTAGCCGTGTAAAATCTCCTTCCGCCAATTGTATTTCTGCCAACTTCAAATACATTGATTGTACCATGTCATCCGATTCGTCACCCGTTGCCCCAAGGTATTTGGCAATCTTTAACCATTCGTTGTGCCTTTTCGCTATGGCTTCAAGTGTTACCAATGTATGCTTCTATTTGTAATTTGAAATCGTCAAACGAATATACAACCACATAGGCGTAATTCATTGCAGTGACTAACTTTTCCCAGTCCTTTTGGTGTGTGCTTTGCTTGTTTGGTTTGATTTTAAGTTCGATGAATAACCCGTGGTGTGTTTTGTTGGGTATAAATAACACAAGGTCGGCCACCCCTGGCAATACTCCTTCGGCTTTTAATCTTTGAGCCGTTCGCAAATCGCGTGATCCTCCATTGGGAACATGAATCAAATGGTTTGCCCATTGGCGGTATGCCAACCGAAACCACTTCACGCAGTTGACTTGTAAACGGCTTTCAAGATGTTTCATTCAGCATCAAGGTACAATGACTTGGCTTTTGTGAAACCCGCATTGTATGCCATTTGTTGGTCCATTTGTTCTAATCGTTTCAGGTGGTGAATAACTTCGGGTCCTGGTACTGCGGTGGGGTGGTTTTCTTCCAACCACTCAACGAATCTTTCTATTGGTGTTTTCATAGTAAATTAAATCTAATTCTTGACAATCGTATAAATAATTGGCGTGTTGCTCATCGGTGATGATTAATCCTTCTTTGTGAACTGTGGTACACACTTCGCAATTACAAACATTTTTTTCTCTGTAAATCCTTTTCCCAATGCGGTCAATGAACCATTGCTTATCGTGTACCACTATTTTAATCATTTGTAGGTTTCGTTGTAAAATTGACCAAATGTCTTTATGATACCTTCTTCACGCAATACATAGTCTTCGTATGCATAATATAATTTTAGAGTTTCCTCCTTGTGCATTGCTTTGGCTTGTTCTAAAAGGATTTCATGTTTGTATTTTACTTGGTATGTTGTTTTATCAACAATGATAATTCGGTGTTCAATTAATTGGTCAAGAAACCACTCAACTGCCGTTTGTTGTTTATTGTCCATAGCCCAAATCCTTTTTAACTTTTTCTTGATTGGCTTGACGCTTGAAATACTTTTCACCACGCAGTTCAACAAATTCTTCTTGAACCCTTCTTCGCATCCTTGTAATGGAATCACTTGATGTTAATTGTCCATCCGCCAAAATGCGTAAGAATTTTTGTGTTGGTAGATTCCCAGTTGAATAACCCTTGGCGTTCATTTCTAAACCCCAAATCCATGCAACCAATTGTTCGTCCGAATCTCTAAATGTGGGGTATTTAGTTAACAACTCAATAACCACCGTTCTTGTTTCTTGTTTCATTTGTCCCTACAAATATATATATTTTATTATTAAAATTGTTTCGGTATCAAATTTTCTTTGTAAAGTGTCCGATTCCCAATGTATGTGGTTTGGATTGTGGCACATTCCCCATGCCTATTCTTTGAAATAATTAGTTCCGCATCCTCAATTTCGGGTTGTACATCTTCATATTTTGCGGGTCTAAATGGAAACATAACCACATCGGCATCTTGTTCTATCGATCCGCTTTCCCGAATGTCTGATAACAATGGGCGTTTGTCCGTGCGTTCTTCGGGTTTACGGGATAACTGTGCCAACACAATGATTGTAATGTTCAATTCCTTTGCCAACAATTTTAACCCCCTTG